GGCTTCGTCGGAGGTGATGGCGAAGGCGACTTGGGCTCCGGCTTTGGCGGATCCTTTCTCGTAGGCCATATACTCGGCGAGGTCGTGGCAATTGATGATGGCGTTGTGCAGCCAGGAGATGCCGCGTGGGTAGCCGCTGCGGCGGACGTGCCGGAAGTGCAGCATGTCTGCGGCGGGGACGTCTTGGTATTTCCCATTGGCGCGGTCGGTGATGACGCGGTAGCTGGTGGGCGCGCCGAACTTATCGAGTAGGACGCCGTCGTAGGCTCGGTCGGAGGAGTCGGCGGTGGAGCCGATGGCTTCGCCGCCGATGAAGCGGACTCGGGTGCCGCCTGCTTCGGTGCGGATGAACTGGGCGAAGAAGTCGCCGTCGACGGCGACTTGCCGAAGGATGAGAGACTGCGCGCCGTAGAAATTCACCTGGGCGGAGGCGTCGAATGCCCATGTCTCGGCGCAGGCGCGGTCCTCGAAGAGGCGCTCGGCTCGGCGGTTCCACTCGGGATCGGATGTGCGGGCCTGCGGGACGATGCCGGTGCCGACGGCGCGCTGGGCGAGATGCTCGATGAGGTAGGAGGCGATGCCGACGTTATTGTAAAGCCAGCGGGATTTTTTAAGCAACTCGAGGCGGGTGGCGGGGGTGGCTTCGCGCTTGGGCTCGAGGGTATTTAAAACGATGAGGCCGCGATTGCGGGAGAACTCGGCGGCCTCGAAGGCGGCGGCTTTGGGTTTGCGACCGGCTCCGGGTCGGGGACCGCCTCGGTTTGATTTATTTGAATTCGGTTTGATTGCGGACACGCCGAGGCGGGCGTGTCAAAGCGGGGATCAAAGCGGGGTCTCGTAAAGGGAGCGATCGATGACGGACGAGAGGGAGCGGATGCCGTTGCCTTCCGTGTAAACCTCCATGATGGCGGAGAGGCGATCGGTCTTGGTCAGGGCGGATAGCTGGGCGGAGGTGCCGGTGCCGTCGGTGTTGAGGTTGGTGATGATGGTCTCCTCGATGCCGCTCTCGAGGGCGGATGCCATGGCGAGCAACTCGGCTTTGGTTTTTCCCTGGGCTTTGAGCAGGGCTTTGTAGGCCACGCGGGCGATGGAGTTGTCGTTCACATGGGGCGGGGGGTGTCAAAGGGGAGGGGGAGGACTCACGCGGAGGCGCGGAGGGCGCGGAGGAAAAGGCGGATTGAGTTTGATTATTTTATTTCGACGCTGCGGAAAACATGTTCTCCGCACCAATCATCCCCATCAACAAATGGCCATGCTACAAAAATTGGCGGATTTTCGTCTGATATCCATAGTTTTGGATGAGGAGCATTTCTACGGCACCAACCAGTCGCAGGGAAAGAACCTTGTTCATTTCTAAAAGGCTCTGAGTTTAATTCAAAAAACTTACAAATTTCGCATGTGTTCATTTAATTTTTTTATCCATTTACCATCACCTAAAACAATTTTGAAAAAAACATCTGCAATACGGTTTTGTTCTTCATCTGAAGTTTCATGAAACTCGTCTGCAATCATTGCATCGCAGTAGTCTTTTAATTTTTCATTTTCGGTTTTCATTTAATAACCCACCAGGCGACGCCGTGGAGCTTGGTGCAGTCGCCGTAGTGATCTTCGGCGACTTTCTTCCAGTAGAATGGGGCTAGGCGGGAGTGTTTATTCTGGAGGAGTTGCTGGCCTGAGTGTCCGACGATGAAGTCGTTGCCTGCGTCGGAGGGAAGATGGAAGGGAGGCGGCATTTTTTTATTAATGCGCTCGAGGTAGAGCTCGATCTTGGCGGTATGGTCAACGTAGGTGACGAGGCGGAGGCCGGGGTAGCCATTAATGGTGGATTGATTCCATGTGCCGAATGCGGCGGATGAGCCTTTGGAGGGGATGTATAGGCCGCCACTCTTGGCGCAGACGGAATAGACGCGCTCGGCGGACCAACCGGAATCAATGAGGCCGAAGCGGGGGGTGAATGTTTTTTCGCCGAAGGTGTAGGAGCGCTGCGCGAGGAAATCGGGGGAGATGAGATCCTCGATGGCGAGCACGGTGCCGTAGTCGATGACCCAACTCTCGCCGGTGGCGATGCGGGCTTCGACGGTCCAGTGGGTCTGGCGCTCGCCGGGGTCGGCACAAAGGGTAAGGATGACGGGCTCGATGGGTAAGTCGCGGATGCGGTAGTCGGTGGACCGGAGCGCGAGGATGGACGACTCTTTGACGGTGGCGGCGCGGTTCTCCCACGGGATGCCGAGGAAGTTGTTATGGAAATCGTGGAGGCCGCCGGGGCTGTCTTTTTTTTGAAGGAATGTCCTGGCTAAATCGCCCCAAGACATCTGGGGGGAATAGAGGGCGGAAATGTGCGCGGAGATGTGATCGGTGGGGGCCTTGGGATTCCCTGCGATCCACTCGCCTGCGCGGATGAGATCGCTTTGCATGGACTGGGGCCAGTGAGATTCGCAGGCCTCGCAGGCGTAGCTGGTCTCGTCGGCGACTCCTTCGAGATCCCAAGCACCGGCGAGATCGCGGTGGTGCTCGGGCCACTTGAGCTGCTCGAATCGGAGGGGCTGGGCGGTGCCGCACTCGGGACATGTGATGTGGTATCGGTGCTGACTACCGGCGAGGAAGTTCTGCCAGATCGCGGCGGACTCGACGGTGGGCGTGGAGGTGAGGCAGACCTTGGCGATCTTGCGGTAGAAATTTGTCCGAGCGATGGCGAGCTCGAGGGCCGGGGCTTCGAGGGAGGAATCGTCGGGCCACTTGTCGACCTCATCGGCAAAAAGATAACGAATGGAGCGGGAGGCGAGGTTGCCTTCAGAACAGGCCCCGACGAGCTTGAGGGTGCATGTGGAAAAGTGCATTTCCGTTTTTCGGAAGTCATCTTCGTTCGCAGGGAGGAGGTGCTTGATGGCTTTGCAGGCGCGCAGCCGGGGGTGCAACTCGCGCTCAGACCAGCTTTTGGCATTCTCGTTGGTCGAGGTGACGTAGAGAATCGGGCCGGGGTCTTCAGAGATGGCCCACATGAGGCAGTTGGCCAGCCAGGTGGTGCCGCCGACTTGGGCGGACTTCACAAAAGTGAGCTGGCGGACGCGGGGATTGGAAAACCAAAGGTGAAGCTGCCGAAGATAGGGAGTGTAGTCGGCGTCGTAGCGACCAGGTCGCGGGGTGAAGCGCTTGTCGAGGGTGACATTATCTTGCGCCCACTCGAGGGCCGATGGACGGCGGCCCGGGTCCCATATGCGAGCGAGTTGCTCGCGGATATCGGTCTCAAGCGATGGCATCGTCGAGGCGGATCTCTTTGGCCGAGCGCATCACGTCGGTGATCTCGGCATGGATTTTTGCGGCGATGTCTTCGCCGAGCTGAGGGAGGAGGCTGAGGATGCGGTCGGGGAGATTCGAGACGGCGGCGGCCACCCCGGCGGAGTATTGAAGGAGCGCTTGATGGAAAAGCCGCTTGCTCACCACATCTCCCGAGGCGGTCGCAATCCCAGGCGCGTCTTTTTCCAGACGGCGAAGGGCCTCGGCGTGCTGAAGCCACATCCGGCGGAGAGTCATCTCGGAATCGAGGTCGCCTACGCTCTTGGCAAGCTCCGCCCGCTCCCGCAAATCGGCTGTGGCTTCCTTGAGTTTGCGGATCTGGGTGTCCAAGGTCAGTTCCTCATCGGTCCACTCCCGGGGATTGGCGCTTTGCGCCGGAGCCAGAGCAGCCGAGCCCATAGGAACCATCCCGGCAATCGCCCGATCGGATATAAATTTTCCCCACCGAGGGTCCCCAGCGTCCCGCCACTTCCGAACAGCACGCGGCGTCACGCCGTGGCGCGCCGCGCATGTCTTGATTAGTTCTGCCTGTTCCCTTCCGTGTCGCATAGTGCTATACGGAACAGGCCGCGTGTCAAAGGAACGGCAACGGAACGAGTGCCGCCGTTCCAGTTCCGTATGCTTTTGGCCTTACTCGCTCAAAAACACCGATCGTCTGGCTAAACTGCAAGAACGCCTACGCTAAAAAGATTCCTTAGCACGCCAGTGGAAAACCCAAACGCATAGGTGCGTAGGTCAAAAACTTTATTCTCTAACGATACCCATACCCTCAATTAAAAAAGTCAAAAGACCTATGCTACCTATGCCACCTAGTTCAGCCAACTCAGAAGAAATGCGTGGAGAACAACTTACAACACAATGAAACTGCATAGGTACTGCGTAGGTGCATAGGTCATCTGCGAACTCTGTAATGAAGGGTCGGGGAATGAGACGAGAGGAGCGGAACCGATCGGACCTGTGCATGACCTATGCAAACAAAAAGGCCCGCCGTGATGGCGGGCCTTGTGAGGTATGGAGTCAATGGGCTGGGTTAGTTGAGGACCTCGAGGGTGTAGAGTCGCTGGCGGTTCTTCCCCTGCTGCCCCCACTTAACGACGCGCCCAGTCGGCAGCGTGAACTTCTTGCCGCCATAAGCTTCAGCGAGGAGCTTACCGAACTTCGACTTGGCGCGAGCCGTGAGGACGTAATGACGAGGGCCATCCTTGCCTTCACGCTCCTCCTTGCCTTCTAACAACCAGGTGAATGAGTTCACATCGAGGGCGGCCTGCACCACGGTTTGGAAGTCGAACTCAGCCACATCGTCCACACCTTTTGCCAACTCAGCCACCAGGGCGACCATATCAGCCAACTCCGAGTTGCCGGACTCCTCGACAGGAAGAGGTTCGATAGGGTCTCCGAACCCAGCAAACTCCACCATGCCAGCAAAGATCTGGCACCATTGCTCATATCCACGCACCAATCTCTTTGCATGGGGGCGACCGGCAGCATCCCACTCTCGCACTATTGACCACAGACAGGCGAGGAGCTGAGACCGGACCTCGGGCCGCTCGAGCCACTCATCGCTCATGACATTCTCGATCTTGCGCGCCTGGGGATCGGACTCATCCGTCATCATCTTGCAATGAAGGAACCGTCGGGCCACGTCAGGCGAGACCTCGAGGTTGTTCCCTGTCAGGAACACACTGGCAATCTTTGGAACTGCAAACTTCTGTTGGCTGTGCATACGGCGGCCAGACCATGTGGGAGCAGTCAGAAACGCATTAAGGATCTGGCTTTTGAAAAACCCATTGCAGTCATCGAATAGGATATAGGGAGAGCCTGCTAGGGATTCTGTATCGAGGATCTTCCTCCACTCTTCCTCGGCAGACGGCACAGGCTGGACGTCACATGAGCCGATCGTGGTGATGATGGCGAGCTGGGCCAGCAACGTCTTACCAGAGCCGACTGAGTTCGAGCTGAACATGAAGTTGAGACGGCGGGCCGATGGTCTGAGCAGTGGGGCCGCATACATGCCAAGCATAGAAGCTAGGACAATGGCCTCATTGCGCGATCCTCCATCTGATCGACGATCCCCAAATGGGAACTCCTTGAGCAGATTCCTCAACACCGTCTTAGCTTCATCGAGCGGCATATCATGAGCAAACTCCACTCCCGAGTTTTGGGTGTATGTTTGAGCCTCTGCATCATACCCATAGTCCAGCAACTCCACCCGGCCATCCTTCCGCTTCACCGGTTGGCGCACCGTAGCCACCCGCATCAGCTCACGTTGCCGAGATAGGAACTGATCTGACTCCAGGATCGTCGCGGCAGACTCCACCGTCATCGTCTGAGCCTTCTTCTCAAAAACATTCGGGGATGGGGTTGCCCACTTGAACGTCACAAGATGCTCTTCGCAATAGGTACGGAAGCGGCGCGCCGTCATCTCCACCAACCGCCCATCTGGCGAGACCGTCATGGCCGCACGCTGCCGGACAAAGACTCCATTCTGACACAATACCCCACCGATCTCTCGCGCCATCGATGACATCACCGGCTGGAGCTCGATGTAGGGGAGAGCATTCGTCTCCGACTTGGGTTGCGTCTCTTCCTCACTGGGGTGAGGGGTGATTCCATATTCCGCCAATTTGCTGTTAATAGTATCAGATAATTTACTCACATTTGCCTTTCAGTTCACCCGCTGCGCCAAGCAGCCAAGCGTCAAATTTTCCATAGAAGTCGCACGCCACCGCCGTCCTCGCCGTATCTGGCTGAGGGTAGTTTTGTTCTGTGCAGCGGATCGCCTCGCCACGCCAAAAAGCCACCACATCCCGCCGTGGCATAAGGTCGAGCAAAGTCAAAGACGGGGAGGATGGGGCGAAGTAGAGGAGCTTCTGTTGCTTGTCCCCGCGAAGACATGAGGGGAGGCGGGTCAAGCGAACCGCACTCAGCGCGCCCGGATCAGCACCAGCCACGACAAGCCCCATGACCTTTCGTTTTTCATCGTCCCATTCTTTTTTGCAATGGGCATCTACACGCACCAAAGCATGCACCGAGCGACCGCCCGAAGTCGTGATGGCCGCGATCCTCGGCATGATACGAGCCAAAGCTGCGAGCCAGAGCTTCACCGGAGCCTCATCACTCTCGAGGACCATCCATCGCCAGGCCAACACCGACTCCTCGGAACGGCGGGACATTTTCCCCAGGCGAGGATTTGGGCGAGACTTCCCATCCACCGGCTGCGCGAGGAACCAAATGCCTTCGGGTCCCGAAGTCGGTATCCGATCAGTAGGCCAGATCGCTTGGCCTTGGCTTTTATATTCTGAAAAGACAACAACCCTTTCCCCGGCTGGAGCATTATACAGACGAGCAAGGAACTCCTCAGCCGATACGGTAGCAGGATCGACCTCGGAACGATTCGCAAGCCAGACCAGATCGACTTTATCAGCCAGATCACCGGCAAGACGAGAGAGAGCATTGACATCAAAAATTCTTTTCTCTGGAGGCCTCGCTGGGCGGGTGGGAGCAAAGTGAGTTGACTCAGGAGCCGAGGCCGACCCGAGCAGATAGCCGTCAGCACCAGGACCATTCGCGGCGGAGCGGATCTTGTGCTCGAGTTCGTGCTCGGTCCAGCGATCCGCATTCCCTTGGTTCCACTCAGCCAACAAAGCCAAAGCATCCGAATGAGGAATCATAAATCCCTTCACCAGCGATTTGGCCGCCAGCAGTGTATGGGTATGTCCACCAGCCCCAGATATAGCCGGACCCACCTTTGCCAGATAACGACGCGCGCGCTCGATGACTGGAACTTTTTCCTTGCTCACAATCCCCTCCCCGTGCAGAGTCGCATCTTGTTGCACACCGGCGACCACCCTAAAAATATGGGAGCCGTGCGGGAGTATCCCGCAAGTGTAACAAAATCAAGAGTTTCAACTGCCCTGTGGTGTAATGGTAAGGATGGCGACACCGCATAAGATGCTGATTCACAGCAATAGCTTGCATCGTTTTGCAACATTTTCATTGAGGTATGTGGGAGCATGTGGGAGTTTGATGGCATGGCACACTTGATTCGCAGCGCTAAGTCTCGTTTCTGGTTTCTTAGGTACAGAGATCTGGATACGGGACGATGGAGGGAACGATCCACCAGATGCGACGCGGAGGACTCTAAGGCGACTCGACGAGCGCAGCGTATGGCGGAGGATGCGACGAGGCTGGAAGCGCAAGTCGGGCCTACCATTAAGGGCGAGTTTAGCGCTTGGGTTCCTGACTTTCTCGAGCGGCACTTCACGAATGTTCGATCGTTGAAGCGGTATCGGCTGGCTTGGGCGCGGCTCTCGGAGTGGCAACGATTGCGCCGGGTGCGGCATCCGGCTGCGGTACGTTTTGAGCATGTGCAGGACTTCCTTGATTGGAGAAGGGCTGATGGGGCTTCACAGAATACGGCCCGGCTGGAGTTGAAGTTTTTCTCCTTCATCATGCAGGAGGCCATGCGACGGGAGTGGGCAGATAAGAATCCGCTCGCGTTGGCTAAGGTGCCGCGCAAGGCGTCGAAGGTGAAAAAAGAAATCAACGATGATGAGTTCAAGTTGGCTCGGTTGGCTTTTACGGCCCGCGATGGCGCGACTTGGATGCTCACCGCTTTTGAGATCTGCGCGAATCTAGGCTGCCGATTCTCCGAGTCGGAGTTTGGAAAGGATGCGATTGATTTTGATAAAGGCATGGTGACTATTGTGGATTCAAAGAGGGATGACACGGACCCGAGGAAATCTTTTTGCGTTCCTCTTCCTGCTACTTTGGCGGCCCATCTGAAGGGGGTATTTGAGAAGAGAGACCGCACTACCCCACCGCTCGGACTGAGCGGGGAGCATAATAGGCAATTCAACATAACACTGAAGGAGGCCACGGGCGCGACTTCGCATTCGTTGAGGGTCTCCTTTGTGACTCGTTGCCACCGAGCGGGTCTGACGGAAGCGCAGGCCATGCGACTCACGAACCACTCCACTCGTTTAGTGCATTTGATTTATTCACGGTTGAATTTTGCGGATGCTCAGGATGCGGCTGCAAAGGTGCCCCCGCCTGGTGGGATATAAAATTTCGCACCCACCGAACCGTTGTCTTTCGACCATAAAACGGACACCCTTTTAGCTTCATGTAGGCGATCTCGCGAAGAGAGAGACCGATGGTCTCTGCGATCTCATTTGGAAAGTGAAGGCGGTCAGGGTCCATCAGATCTCGGGTGGGTTGGGGAATGGGGCCCAGTGGAGGACGGGTTCGTCTATGGCGTCTGCGCTGACGTAGCGCCATTGACCGGCATCGAGGAAGCCGGTCCAGACTTCGCCACATTGCAGATGGATGAGGACGGTGGCGTCATCGTCCGGCAGATCTTCATCTACCGATCGCCAGTTTACTGAGGCGCTCATTATTCGGCCCCCTTCTCGAGCGACATGGCGGAGCATGTGCGGTGGATGGCGGCGATGGGTTGGAGGAGGTCACGGACCATGCGGAGGCGGCGGGCGTCCCAGGCGTCGGGGAATCCATCGTCTTCCTTGACCTTGCGGAGCCAGAGGTTGAATTGCATGTGGACGCCCTCGATGGTGACGAGACCGACGCTGCGGTCGTTCACGTTGAGGCGGGGCTTCGTGTCTTCTTCCCGGGTGACTTCACCGGCTTTGATGCTGTTTTGGAGTTCGAGCGGGGTGAGCTTTTCCTTGTGGGCTCGATCGAGCCACTCTTCGGCATCGTAGGAGTTGGCGCAGAGCTTCGCGGCGACGAAGGCATGGGCATCGCTGGGGGCGGATGGGTGAGATCCATCGAGCTTCTCGAGTGCTTCGGAGGCCTTGAGGTCTTTGAATTCAAACTCCAGTTGCTTTTCGGCGGCCAGCACGATGGCGTCGCCAAATTGGCGGCGGCCTTCCATGCGCCAATCGGTCATCCACCGGAGACTAGATCCCCTGGCGGCGTGGACATAGCGTCCGATTTGCTCCCACTCTTCTTGCGTGGGGGTGCGGAGGAAAGCGAGAGAGCCGCGCCAAAAGGTGCATAGGCCATCGGGGAGTGTGAGGTCTGTATTTGTCATGTTATTTTTCCTTTCTTTTTGCCCACGATTTGGTTGCGGCGGCGCGGTAGGTCTCCCGTGAGCTGGAGCCTTTGCGAAATTTGAAGACGTTGATTTTGAGGAGGTCGGCCCATGTGGTGACGTAGTAGCTCATGAGGGCGCGGGTGACTCCGAGCTCTCGGGCGACTTCGGCTTGGCTGTGGGTGCCGTTGAGCTCGGCGAGGCCGGTGGCGAGGGCGAGCCCACGCACCAGGGCTCGGAGGTTTTTGGTGGGCTTGCAGAGGAAGGAGACAATGAGGTTGAGCTGCTCGGCTTTGGCCCACTGGATCTCTCGGGCTATTGTGGAGAGGTGCCAGGCATGGACCTTTTCGGCGTCTTCGAGGCCGAGGCAGAGCTCTTCGGCGAGCTTCCACTCGGGGCGGTCCACGTCGAAGGCGGAGTCGGGGTCGGGGAAAGACTCCAGATACTCGGCATCCACGGTGGACAGGGCGGAGATGGGGGTGAGGGTGGCCTCGATGGTCGCTCGATCGAGGGGCTCGAGGCCGTCGAGCCAGTTGCGGAGGAGGGTGTCTTGCTCTATTTCTTGGGGCGTTTCCTTCATAGAGATCAATCTTGGGCGAGTTGGGCGCGGAGTTGGCGGAAGGCTTCGCGGATCTCTTCGGGGGTGGCGGGGTCTTCGGGCGGTTGAGGGGGCGCGATAGGCTTCGGGGGAGATTGCCTCCGGGTGAGGCGATCGACGGCGGCGAGGTGGCGGCGGGCGGCGGATAGGTGGGCTGTGAGGGTCATAGTTTTTTTATTGGGTGTCTTCGTCGGAAATGAGCCAGAGGAAGTAGCTGGTGAATAGGAGTGCGAGCATGAAGCCGGTAACGATCAGGAGTTTCATTTCTCTTGGTCTTCCTCAAATCGGCGGCGGCGGGCTTGGCGAGCGCGCTCGCGTTCGCACTCGATGCCAAGGTGGAATGTCGTGTAGAGCGACATCAGGATAAGGCAGGCCGAGATGATTGCGGTCGTGTCGCTCATTTTGATGACCTCCTTGCGAGCAGATCGTGTAGGGCGTTGCGTTGGCGCTCGAGGCGTCGGCTGCATTCGCGGAGGGGGATGCCGTAGGCGGGGCCGCTGGCGGCGACGGCGGCCTCGGTCTCGGGAGTTTCGGTAGTCCACTCACTTTCGGGGAGGGCTTCGGCGCGGTCGCGGTTGGCCTTGATTTCGGTCCAGTTCGGCGTGCTCATCGTGCGATCCTCCAGGCTGTAAATGCCATTGAGATCACCGGCACGGTGAGGGTGAGGAAGTCTAAGAAAAAGCCGATGCTGCGGCAGATAGTTTGTGGGTCGTGGAGGTCGATCATAAAATATTTTCTTTGTCTGAATTATTTTTTGCAAAGTCTCTCGCGATGAGAGATTGGATGTAACTCGAGAGAGTTCTGTGTTCCTCGCGTGCCTTGCAGAGCGCCATTTCAAGCATCTCTGCGGGCAGTGAGATTGATTTTTTGATGGTGGTTTGTTGTGTGTTCATTTGCTACTTCTTCGCGAAAAGTAGGAAAAAGAAGGCATGGGGTCAATACCTTATTTGGGAAAAAGTTGCTTTTTTTCTTACCGAGTGCGAAAGTCCCGCATGCCCAATGATCCGTGTGTAAAAAAATCTATCTCGATGCCTGAGAGTTACTATCGACTCGCGAATATCCGCATCGACCAAGAGCGCTTTAAAGGCCTCACCGAATACGTTCAAATGCTGATCCGCAATGACACCACTGACCTGGTGAACGTGGTAAAGCCAAGCGCGGCAACAAAAGAAAAACCCGCGTCCGTAAAGAAAACACCGAAGTTCAAAGTTGCTGGTGCCAATACGATCAATCCGTCCGAGATTTCCGGTGGTGGGCCATCAACTCTCCAGAAGGGGAAAGCCCGCAAGACTGGATAGGAAAAGTGATCGACCTTTCTACGCACCCTGACTCTGACCCCGACATGATCGGGGGGGGGGGGGGCTAATGTGTTGCTTCCTATCGCTTTACTCTAGCTATTTTCCCTACGCCAGAACGTCGATTTTTTTGGATACTCGGGAGCGGAGGGTGGCGATCATGTCGCGCTCGGTCATGCCGGTCGCCCACTTCGGTCGGAGTTGGTAGTGGGGCTCGTCGTTAAATTTCCAGCGACCGCCCCACTCGAAGCCGAGGGATTCGCCGAGGGGTCCGAGTTCACGGTAGAATGCGTGGTCGCCGTGGTAGGTCTTGCCGTCTTTGGAAAATACGGCGACATCGAGAGCCAGTGAGTAGTTGTGCATGGAGGCCCCACCGGCGGCGTTACTGACCCTAGGGCCGGGCGTGGTGCGGCCTTTGGCGTAGAGGGCGTCCTGCTCGGCCCATGTGCGGAGCCCACAGATGCACTTGACGTCGAGGCCGAGCGGGGCGGCGAGCTTTTTGGCGGCGAGGATAAATGAGGCGGCGCGGGCGTACAGATCCGGGTGGAGGGTCGAGAGGTTGCGCTCGCTGCGTTCGTCGAGGTTCATTTGTCGCGGAGGAGTTTTGCCTCGCCGTATTTCTGCCAGGCGAATGCCATGGCGTTTTCGCCGGGGGATTCTGGTGGCGTGTTCGGGATGTATTTTGCGCTGAGGGCGAGCTGGAGGTTGCCGAGCTCGCCGATGCGGTCGCCGAAGGGCGGGATGGGCACGTTGACGCAGGAGGTCAAGAAGGCCATGCCGAGGAATACGAAAGACAGGAGGACCATCAACAGCGCGATCCGTCGGGGTCTCATTTGCCTTTGCGGATCACGTTGATGAGGCCGACTAAACCGAGCCCGGTCGCCACGATTTGGTTCTGAAGCTCTGGCTCCATGTGGACGCCTGCCGCTGTGGCGAGCAGGATAAGCCCACGCCATGTTGAGTTCTGTGACAGCGAATCGATGATTTTAAGTAGGATGAACATAACTATTGAGGGCGCGTGTCAAGTTTGCGCTCCACGCGCTCGATGACGCTGCGGGCGCTGGCGATCACGGTGAGCATTTCGGAGTTGGCTGTTTTGAGGTGCTCGACAAACTCCTCGGTCTGTTTGTCCATGCGGGTCTGGAGGTTGTCGAGGCGTCCGGTGAAGTAACGAAAAAGGGTGAAGACGGCGGCGAGGCCGATGACGAGGAGGCAGACGAAGAGCCAGCGGTCCGACTGACCGCTGGCGTAGTTCGTTAGCTCGAGGAGCTGCTTGTCCATTTTAGGAATTCGCCTGGGCGATGAGGTTTCCAACGATGGCGGTGGTTGCCACGTTTGCGAGGCGGTCCGTGTTCAACAAGTCGGATTTAGCTTTTATGGCCGTGATGTCCGAGTTCGCTGGCGCGGTGTAGGAACTGCCTGCGAGGCGTGTGCTTGTCGCTACGTCCACGCGAGCAAGCTCCACGGCGAGCTCGGTGCGTGTTGCCGAGGCGATGCTTGCCGCACTCGGCACAGATGGCGAGTTGGTGAGCGTCGTTACCGTTCCGCCGGTGATTTCCTTCGTTGGTGCGCTCCACACTGCGGACGCGTTGGCGGCTGCTGTCGGGGCTGCTGTGGTCGGGATGCTGTCGATTTTGCCACCGACACGCTCGAGGTCCGCGCGAACTGCGGCAACGATGGAGACTTCCGAGAGGTTCGTATTTCCGATCGCGCCGACGATGGCGTTGAGGACGGCTGAACCGTCGGCTTCGTTGAGGAGCGATCCTTCGACTGCCGTTGCGATCTGTGCGGTGGTCGGCGCGGCGCTGTATGCCGAGCTTGCGAGGCGTGTGCTCACGGCGGCGTCCACTCGGGCGAGTTCGGTGGCGAGCTCGTTGCGGACTTGTGTGGCGATGGCGGCGGCGGTCGGGACGGTCGGCGCGTTGGTCAGCGTGGTCACAACGGCCAGCGTTCCGGATGGCGCGAGGCGACTGCTGACCGTTGCGTCGAGGTTGGCCAGTTTTGTGGAGTTGGCGTCCATCTCCGTGCGGATCTGGGCGACTGTCGGTGCGTTGCCTGCGCTGGAGACGGCGGCGTCAATGCGGGCTAACTCCACAGCCAGCTCGGTGCGGATCGCGGCGGCGGTGAGGACTGCCGATCCGACGCTCGCATCTACGGGGACTCCGCTTGCCACACTTGACGCCAATGGGATAAATGCCGATCCGGTCAACGCGCCGCTTGCGTAGCTCACGCCGTTGCGGACATCGGTGGCGGCTGGCATCGCTGCGTTTGCGGTTGCGTCGATGAGGGTCTTAGCGCCTGCGGTGTCGCAGAAATTAAATACGGCGACATTGGTTCCCTTTTTTTTTAGGCGGATGCGGCCATTGACAGGGCTTTGGCCGAGCGTGCCAAATTCGATTTGCTCGACGATTGTGATCGATGATTGGCTCACCACATTGCTGACGCCAACCGCTGCGGACAACCCAACAGAGCCACCACCAAAGCCGTTGCCGACTGCGCGGGTTACGGTGACTTGACCCGTGGATTCGTTGTTGATTGCAGGTGCGGCAACGCCACCGATGGCTTGGCCTACAACAGTTGTATTGCCTGTTGAAGTTGCTCTTACACCATAATTTGCGGAAAACGCACCACCCGTCACATTTCCAGTTATCGTGCAATTACCGGCCCCAGTTAGGCGGATTCCCTCGCCTCCTCCAAATGAAGTGTTAGACGCGCCTGTGACATTTCCAACCACAACCAATATGGCAGCCACATTGCTAACAGCGGCAGTTCCCGATGACAACCCTGCACCGCCTGTTAGGTTACCAGTTATTGTTAGTGTCCCTGTACCTATTGAGGTAACAACTCCATGAGCAGAGGCTGAACCTCCACTTCCCGCAAAAACATTTCCTACGATATATTGGTTTGTTACTGGGTTAGCGGTGACACATTGAAATGCAGTCGTGCCCCCATAGATGTTAGCGGTTAATGTAACGCCATCTGAAAGAGTATATGACCCGCCAGAAGTAGCTCCACCCGTGGCATCGCATCTAACCTGTCCAGCACCGCCAAGGTTGGTGGACACATTGACAGTGACCGTGAATGAGTTTGCTACCAGCACATCGCCGCTGGCAAAGGTGACTGCCGAGGCTGTCCCGCTGGGCGTGGTGGCCCAGACATCGGCGGAGTTGATGTTCCCCGCTTTACGCGCAAAATAGGTTGGCATGGCTTAGAGTCCTTTGGCGGCGATGTAGGATTGGAGGGCCGCTTGGATCGAACCCACGGCCTGCTGTGTGGCTTCGTCGCTGCCAGCCAGTGAGCCGAGTGCAATTCCGATGGCAGACTCGTCTGCGGTGATGACCTCGCCGTTTTCAAGGCGGGTCGGGACAAGGCGCATGGCGACATTGGCGTCTGAAGAACCATCGCCCAGATACCGGCCCGATATGGCCAAATTGAGCGAGAGTTTTGGGTAGGTTTTGCCGTCGATTTGGAGTGGGTTTGTAGCGTTCATAGGTGTTGGATTTTTTAGGTTAAGAAAATTGGAGATTGGTTTTGTTTGACCACGCGCCGGTGGCGCTGGCTTCGCCGGTGACTTCGCCTGCGGCGTCGGTGGTGGTGCGGGAGATGTCCCAGAGGGCCGAGTCGTAGATGCTGCCGCTGTTTGGGAAGTCGGCGTAGGCGAGTTTGCCGTAGAAAAGGTTTGAGCCGATGATGTCGAAAACTTCGACTTTATCGGGCACGGGACGAGTGCCGATGCGGAAGACATTGCCGCTTGCGTCTTTTGAATACAGGCAATGGTCGGCGAGGTTTTGGACTAGCTCTCCGACTGCGAGATCGCCAGCGAGTGGGATCTTGCCAAGGACGGAGGATTTTTTGGGAATGATTTGTGTGGCCATGTGGCTTGTTTATTTCGCGGAGACCCCCGCGTGGCGAGGCGCTATGGAGCGCCCCGCCGGGGTTGGTTGGTTAGTAGGTGCCGCCGTCGATGCTGGCCTCGAGGCTGTCCAGGCGTGCGTCTAGCGCGTCGTCTGCACTGGTCCTGGCTGCTGCCTCTGCCGTGATGTTGGTCTGTAGGCTGGTGTCAGCACTCGCTCTCGTGCTGGCCTCGCTTGTGATATTTGACTGAAGTGTCGAGTCTCCGCTGGCTCTCGAGCTGGCCTCGGCCGTGATATTTGACTGAAGAGTCGTGTCGGCGGCTGCGCGTGCGGACTCTTCGGTGTTGATGTCGGCCTCTGCTGCTGTGACTCTACCGGCCAATGCTGTGGCGGCTGTGTTGGTCACGCCAAGCGCGGTGGTCAGCGTTGCATCACCGGCTTCACGGCTCGAGACTTCGGCTGCGAGTGCGGCGTTGTTGCTGGTCACATAACCGGCGAATGCGGAATCGTTGGTCGTGTCGACCGAATTGATCAAGCTGACGATCTCGGCGAAGCTGTCCTTGTCGGCATCAGCGGCGGAGAGGATCGCGTCAACGCGATTTTTTTCCGTTGTGATCTTGCCGTCGAGGGTCGTGTCAGCGCTGGAGCGAGCGGAGGCTTCTGAGCTGATCGCGGCGGCGCGGTCTGTGAGCTCTTGTGCGAGTCCTGCGGCGATGCCACTTTCAGCACTTTGCGCCCGTGAAATTTCCGAATTCAGCGAGGAGGTGAGTGTCGAGTCGCCTGAGCTGCGAAGCGCTGCTTCTGCTGCTACGGCGTCATTGACGAAGGTCTTCTTGGAGAAGATGTGCTCTCCCGCTATTGGCAAAACGCCTTCAGCGGTTCCGATGAAAAAACTCTTGTTTGTGGAGTCGAAGGCGACCTCGCCGACTTGAAGAGAAACCGGACTACCGGAACCTCTTTTTACGCGAATGATTGGATTGGGCATGGCTAATTAGGGTGTTGTTGGTTTTGGTTGGGTGTTCGTGGGTAGGGAGATTGTCAAAAACTGCCGCAGTCGATGACCGGGATCATTAGGGCGTAGGCGGTTGCGGTAGGGCTCCAGCGGTAGGGCATGCCTTCGTCGAGGGCCATGTAGAGGCGGTCGGATTTGCCGGGGGTGGGAAAATTGGAGCGGGTGGGATATTCGACGACGATGCCTGGCAGCGTGAGGTCGAAGCTCGAGAGGTCGAGTTGCTGGGTTAGGTTGCTCTCGGTGATTGTTGTCATGCGAAAACGAGAGTCTCCCGGTTGAGCCACGATCCGGTGGCGGTGGCGACTGCGAGGACGCGCCCGGCGGCGTCGGTCGTGGAGCGGCGGACGGTCCACGATGTGGCGGTCTCTGGCAGGGCTGGCAAGGCGGGGCGGTTGGCGTTGAGGAGTCGCCCGCTGTAGGTAGTGAGGCCGTCGAGGCTTTGGTCGAAGGCGAAAAGGTAGAGGGTCGGATCGAGCGGGGGCTGGACGGTGCGCAGGCCGAGGGCGGTGCAACTGATCTGCATTCCGGCGGCGGGCGCGGCGTCAAAGGTGATCGTGCCGGTGGCTTCGCTGACGAGGTAGTCGGTGGTGGGGGTCTGCGTGACGCCATTGAGGGCGACGAGGACATGCTCGGGGTCGTTGCCTGCGAGGCCGTCGATGAGGAATGTGGTCGCGGTGCCGTCGCCGGTGCGGACGGTGGTGTTGATGCTGAGGCCGGGGGCCGATGCGACGATGTAATCGGAGAGGCCGGTGATGTCCGTGGCGGGGTGCGTGTGGATCGCGTCGGCTTTGTTGGCGGATACCCAGAGATCGTAGGCGGGCGACCCGGTCGTCGCAGTAAATAGCGCCCAGCTAGAATGGCCGGGTGGGTAGCCTGGATTGTTCGGGTTTGAAACTCTTTTGTAGAGGAGTCCGTCGGTGTAGGTAACGACGTCTCCGAAAGTGTAGTCTAGGCCGTTGTTATAATCGCCGCGATAGTTGACTGCCTGGGGCTGGAGGGCGGTGTCGGCCTTGGCTCCCTGCGCTGCGGTGGCTTTGCCGTCGATCTGCGTCTGGAGCGATCCGATGCTGGCGGCGGCTTCGGCGATGCTGTCCAGCGCTGCCGGATCGAGGTTCGCGGCGAGGTAGTCGATTCTCTGGCCAAGGGCGGAATCTGAGGCAGTGAGGGCGGCGAGGTCGGCATTTAGGCCGGTGATCTCGCCTTTGAGATGCGTGTGCGCGGACGGCGCAAATGTGGCTGGCTTGCCGGTAAGGGAGGACCAATCGACGGGCGGGGAGACGGCAACGACGGCGCTGGCGAAGTCGGTGATGTCGGCAGAGGTGTGCGTGTGGGCGGATGGGGCGAATGTGGCGGGCTTGCCGGTGACGCTGGCCCATGTGGGAGGAGGGGCAAGAAGTGCGATGGCCTGCGCGGTCCGCAGCGGGGTCATCCAGGCGGAGTTGTCTGTGCCTGCCTCGGCTTGCGCTTGGGTGGCTTTGCCGTCGGGCATGGCGGCGGGTGTGCCTTCGGTGCCGATGATGACGGAGTTCTGGATCTCGACGGGGAGAGTGGCGGTGCGGGTGGCTTCGCCGGTGGAGGTCCACTTGACCTCGAGAAGGGCGGTGACTACGGCGGGGGAGGATGCGAATGCGGCCTCGAGGGGGATCGTGTTGAGGTCGAGCACTCCTCCGGCGGCGAGGGCGAGGAAATTGGCGTCGGCGTAGGTGGCTTTTAGCGCGGTCGTGAAGGTCGTGCCGGCGGGGGTTGGCACAGCCGCCCCGCGTTGGACGAACTGGATCTCGAGGGCGAGGAGGTCGCGGCGCTTGAGCGTGAGCGCGGGGAGAGCGGCGGAGGATGCCGCGCTTTTTACGAACCGCCGAGATGTGAGATCGATGAATAACTTCATGCCGCTACGAGGCGGCGTGATGTCAAATGCGCGGGGGGCGCGGAACTAGGTCAGGAGCGGAGCGGAGGGGGTTATACAGTAGGCCAGAGCTTTTGCGCGCCGTAGTAGACAGCCGTGGCGGGAGTAGAACCTGCATAAATTGCGGTGGCGATGCTGCTGCCTTTGTAGAGTGGCGGGACATCTTGGATTTCATATCGTTGAATGGATCCAGCACTGGATGGGGCGATTGCTGTTTCGCCATTGTCGGAAATTGGATTACCTATCCAAAGATAAGATACCGGCGTAAATCTCACAAAGTCCCAAACCGTCCCATCCCACGAATAAAGAGCGCGACTTGAAATTTGGTTTATGGTTACAAGCGTTCCCGAACTATTTAACCTCGCTGATCCATCGGTTAAATCTCCTCCGAGCTGTGCCCAAGTTGATCCTGTTTTTTTGTAAATTTTTACACCGGCATTTTGGATTGCGATAACCGACCCGTCAAAATTTACAGAGAATGTGGATGAGTTAGAGGTCAATGACGCTGAAAATTCGTATGAAAAGGCGTAAGCTGAACCGTTCCAAGAAAACAGTTTTATCGACCCTCCTATCAAAACAAAAACATGATTTCCATCCACAGAAATCTCAAAACCTCTGTAATTATTTCCGTAAGGGCCGTTAGTAGGGAACCAAAGGCTGGTGCGCGTGCCAGAAATTCCTGCATTTATTTCTATAAGATTCCCTCCCGGCCCACTGTAATAGACAAACCCTAAAGCCCCGTTGTCGGAAAATAAAATGCTTTTAGGAGTGTATGCACTGGGGCTATTCGGGTTATTTGCAGCAGGAGATATACTTGTTCCAGTCTGGCTACTCGGCGAGGATGGGTTTGCAGCTATAAACGGAAGGTAATTTATTGGGCTTGTGCCGCTAACGGAGATCCCATAATAGCCGGTTGTGTCCGGCGTAAAAAACTTAAAATCCCAAGCAACCGACGCCCCGTTCGCCGAAATTTCCAGTAATCCAACTCCTTCGTCGTAAGCTCCAGTCACAGGAGTATCTCCCCCAAGGCCCGGAACTAAAGAAGACCATGCCGAACCGTCCCAATCAGTCGCACGGATTCTACCTTTATAGACGGTTGTAAATGAATAAAAAGTATAAGCATTCACATCCTTGCATCGCAAAAATCCGCGCATCCCATTTGCGGTTAATTGCACAGCCGTCGGGGTGCCCACATTGCCAATGCCAACAGAGGGACTTGGCGACCCTTTTTTAGTTAAGGCAAAGCTCATCCTGTGACGATGTAGAGAGTCGTTTCGACTGGGGACGCAGGGAGCGAAGCGACAACCGCCACAGTTGTGATGCCGCCAGTTAAATTTAACAGCCGCGAGTCGTTGCCTTGGCAGTAGGTGCCAGCGGTGGTGCCAAAAGTGTGCGTGTGATTGCCTTCGGCAAACCTTCCGGCAACCATTCCAAACTGTCCTGCCTGCAATACCCCGCTGGTGCCCGTGATGATTGGCACTCCGCTGGTCGTGCCGATGGCTCCGGCATTGGAGATGTTCCCGTGCGTGTGCGCTGTCGGTGTGCGGGCGTCGGAGAGTCGGGAGTCATTGCCGATGCAGACCGTGCTGGATGTTGTGCCTGTCGGGATGCGGGCGATGGCGAGCGTGCCGCTGGTGATGTCGGTCGCGGCGTGGGGGTGTGTGGAAGCCGCGTAACTCCCTACTGCCTGCTTGCCATCTAGCGCCGTCTGCAAGCCAGTAGTGTCCGAAATAGCGTGGGTGTGGGCCTCTGGCGGGAAGGTGCTGGGTACATCCGTCAGGTCGTTGTAGCTGGTGCTGCCGCTTGGCGTCTGCGGCACCCATGCTGTGCCGTCCCAAGTGACGACTTGGCCGCTTGTGGCGGTGGATTGTGTGAGCTCGGAAAGCGGGTGGGTGTGAGTCGCTGGCGTGAATGTGGTGGGCTTGTCGGTCAGGTCATTCCATGACGAGACGCCCCCTCCGCCTCCGCCCAGCTCTTCGATGGCTTGGGCCACGCGCAAGGGCGACATCCATTTTGTGTTATCGGAGCCGTCTTCGGCTTCGGCCTGGGTAGCAAGGAAATTGGGTGTGCTCGAGGTATAGAAAAGCGGCAAGTCGGCTGGCGCGCCTTCGTCGCCACGGATAACATCGTTGAAGATCGTGATCGGGAGCGTCAGCGAGGAGCCGACGGAAGAGCCGCTCATCCACTGCACCTCGAGCATTGCGGTGATGCTGGCGGGTTCTGTGGGGAATAGTGCCTCGAGTGCCGTGGTGTTGAGGTTGAACGATCCGGTGTAAACGGTGTCCGCGCCGGTGCCTGTGACTGAGAGCGTGTCCGTGGCTAGAAACTCTCCTGCAAAATCCTCCGCCGCCTTTACTCCCACGCGGGCGATCGTGCCGACGGGCAGCGTCTGGACGGCACCGTCGCGCAGGAACTGCACCTCGAACGCATCGTTGTCCCGGCGCTTAAATTCCAGACGGGTCGCGGGGCGGGTGGCGGTGGTAAGAATCTTCCGGGAATCGATGTCTATGAATATACGCATGCTATTGCCTTGAGGGGGTGTCAAAAGCAGACGGGGAGGGCTTACGCGGAGGCGCGGGGGTCGCGGAGGGGGGAGAGAAACTGGAAACTGGAAACCGGAGACTTGAGACTTGAAACCTCGATGGCTTCCCACTTGCCGAGAGGACATCGCTCGGTTGCCATGCGGAGTTTTGCCCAAGTCGAGCACCCGCACTTGCGGCAGCGGCCCGTGGCGTTGAGTGCGGTGGCGTCCCATTCGGGACAGGCTTTGCACGTTGCTTCGCGGGCGGCGAGTGCTTCGGGTGGCGTGGTCGCGAAGCCGCCGCGAGCGAAGCGATGCGCGGCGTTGCCGAATCGGGCGAGCATTTGGGCGCGGCGTGTTGCGCGATAGATTGATAAATTTATACTCACGAAACCACTAAATTTGGCACAGGCGGTGGGCCATATTGTTGCTCTGGGGAACTTGAGTCCCCTGTAATATAATAATATGCAAATGGGCCGATGCCATTGATTGTGAATGTCCCTGTCGCAGTTGTGAAATTAGGTTGTATACAGTCACTCCCTTGGACATTTGGTGATGAGACAAGGTATGCGTATTTACCAATTACGTCAGTTGATGTGTTTTCAAAATAATATCCAAGCCCATAAAGACATGGAGGCGTATAACGCAACTCAAACTCCATAGCTGGTTCATCATCAGATCCAAGATAATCCCAATACATATACCAACCACCATTATCCAAAGGTTCCCAATATATTGAAGGAAAACCCCATAAAGTCCCAGATGTTGCTCCATTCAAAGCTAACTGTGCGCTGGCTGACATTGTAATATAACACCCACACGGTGAAGCACAACACGCGCAATTCACAGCGCGAAGGCCGCCGCCCTCTTCGTCGGTTTTGATCTTGACTGCGCCGGTGGATGTGAGGCCGAGGGTCATGGAAGAAAAGGGTGAAGGGTGAAACTTGAAACTTGAAAGGGCGCGGAGGTTTCCGGTCTCAGGTTTCCGGTCTCAGGTTTCATTTTTAGCATTCCTCCGTGGCGATCCATTCAAATGCGCCGTCCTTGCAGGCTAAAACGTGCGTGCCCTCCGCTGGGGCTTGTATCCAGGAAAAAGCGTTTTCTGAAAAAGTAAAAACCGCGCTTTTCTCTGGCGCGGCGGGGTTGAAAACTAGGCGGCGTTGAGAGCCCCCGCCCTCGCCTGTGAACTCGTCGATTTTAAATGGCTGCGGCTTGCCCTCTTTGGTATCGGCCTCGACTTCTAGGCAAGCATACTTGAAATTAGAATCGAGATCTTTGGCCGAGATCTGCGTAGGGTAGCCTCCAGAGTCAGAGCCTTTTTTTGCACTAACTTTGTCCGCAAAAGTTACGGGCATTTTCGATTTGCTCATGAAATTGTGGGCTCCAGCGCGGTAATAATATCGACTTCATCGAATGTTCCGAAATTTCGGCGCGTGACTCCGCTAACAAAGTTCTGCCACGAGATAGTCAAATGCGTGGCGCCTGCGTTTGGCCGCCTGCCCGTCTCGATGCGCCTTAGCATTCGCTTTAAAAGTAAGTTCGGCGCAAACGGCAAAAAGACGCTACTCGTTGCCGCCGTGATAACTTTAAAATTCGTGTACGAATCTAAAATCCAAACTTCCGTGATCGTCCAGTTGTATGTGACCGGGGCTGGGGCAGCACTGCCGGTCGCTTGCATAATGACGGATTGAAAGGATTTTGAGAGGTTGATGACCTCCGTGCCGAATACACCCGTGACCGCACCCGTGTCGGTGTAGGCGTCAAAAGACATATCCATGAGACCGAGATCGGTGGTGCGGACTTGTGGGTCGACTGGAAAAACCGAACCTTGAGAGGATGCCAAGGTCATCGCCTCGGATTCTTGTCCTGGTTTAAATAAAATAGAACCAGTGGTTTTTTTTAAGCCATTGCGCGAAACGGACGAGGCGGTGCCTGGCAGTAAAACAGGGAATGTGCCGAGGAGTGTGGTTGGCATGGCTTTTTTTAAGCCGCAAGGGCGGCGGTTGGTAATTTGGGTTCGATTTTTTTGACGAGGTCGAGGATGGATTGCACTATGGAGTCGAGACTGGATTGAGCACCTTTATTGTCCGGACTGACGCCTTTTTCTCCTTGTTGACCCGGCTGCTCGGTGGGTGGATCTCCCATTCTTCGCGGGGCCGCGCCAGCTTCGGCTTCCCCAGGTTTAAGATCAGCAAACCGATCTAACCCTTTTTTTGAAAGGTCGGTCATTTTTGACGTGTCTTTAAATTGGCCCTCATCTCGAGCTTGGCGGATTAGCTCCTTCTGTTCCTTGTCAGTCAATCCGGTTGGAGCCTTCTCGCCGTAATAATCCTTGATCATGTCTGAAGGTGACCGGCGATCTCGGTCGGCCCCTGTTCCCCTGACTGCCGCTTCAAGCTCTCGATTGGCTAATTGTTGGCCCGTTGCTTCGGCGGCTTTATATTGGCCCGATGCGATCTGCTCTTGCGCCTTTTTCTGTAGCTTCCCGCCTGGGTCAACGGCTTCGGATTCTTGGCGTCCTTTAATGTCTTCGCCGATCTTCGTGCCTAGGGAGTTCTTGACGCGGTCGGCTTCGCGAGCGGCGCGGGCCATTTCGTTTGCCATCTTTGTGGCCTCGCTTCCGCCCATGCCAGATTTGATGAGGTCTTGGATTGTGGCATTGAGGGCCTTTGCATTCTTGAGCGCCTCGGCTTGCTTTGTATCGCCATCGGCAATGGCGTTGGAGATGGCGATCTGGAGATTGACCTCTTCACGCTTGAGTGCTGCGGATTCTTTGAGCTTTTCCTGCCTAGCTTTTTCAGCGTTGGCAGCCCGCTCGTCTTCGGCGGTTTGATCTGTTGCCAGAGTTTCTTGGTTGGCCTTTTTTTCGGTAAATGCTTTTTGCGAAGCATCAACATCTTTGTTGATGCGATCCATCGCCTGCGCCTCCCATGCCTCATCGGCAGAAATAATGGCATCGGTGCCTTTTACGATCTCTTCCTGCTTTTGCGTGACGGTATCAAAAAGCGGCTTAACTCCTGCCATGTTGGCCTTGAATGTCTCGGGGATATTGCCCATCGACTCGCTGGCTTTTTCGGAGGTGAGTTCGGCGTGGATCGGGATGGCGTTCAGTGACGTCTGGACTTCGCGGGCGGCGGTGTCGGCTTGGTAACGGAATGATTCGGCCATGCCGGACTTGCCGATGGCGTCCATAAATTCGGCCATGACAAGGTAGAGCTTTTCCGAAATATAGCCCGAAATCAGCCTGGCGAAATCTTGGAACAATGCCACAAGCGGACCGGACGAACTGAACTGCGACGCTATAAAATCGCCTGCCGTTTTAAATGCGGCGACGATGTTAGTGTAAACGCTGTTTGCCGTCTCCATCGACTGCGTTTTGATCGCCTGCCACGCTAGTTTGAATCCGTCAGTGAAGTTTCCAGTTTTAAACGAATCCACGGCACTCTGGAACATTTTCATTCCCTCCCCGGCACCGACGAAAAAAGCACCGATCTCTTGACCCGCCTTTGCGGCGTCGAACATCGAGAGTGCGGTTGTAACGGCGTCGAGTGCCGGTTTGACTTTGTCTATCAAGCCTGCCGCAAACTCGATGAACTTGCCACCTACGACAACGAGGTTGTCGCTGATGCGGTCAAACTGCGACGATCCCGCTTTCATTATGTCCGGCAATGATCCGAGTTGCAGTTTTGCCGTCTCTATCTCGCCGTCGAAATTGGCGAATACCTGGTTGAGTGCTCCGCCGGATTTCCCAAAAATCTCCATAGAGAGGGAGGCGCGCATGGCGGGATCTTCCACGCCTGCGATGGCCTTGCCGATGGTGCGAAGTTGCTCTTCGGGGGAGAGGGAGGCGATGGCTGAAAGGGAGAGGCCGAGCTTAGAAAAGGCGAATGCCGCCGCGCTGGTGCCGTCTCCGGCGTCCACGATGGCCTTCTGCATTTTGTTGATGATCGGCCCGAGAGAATCCGCACCTACGCCTGAGTTTTGAAAGGCTCGCTCGAGGAGCAAGACCTTATCCACGGCGATTCCCGTGCGGTCTGCGAGATCGTTAAGGCGTCCGCCCATGTCAAGTGCTGCGCCAAAGCTGGCGATGGTCTTGGTCGCGGCTGCGGTGGCGAGCTCGACGGCCATCATGCCGACTTTCACGGCGGCACCAGCGAGGACGGCTGTGGCACCTATTTTACCAAAAGAAAGATCAAAGCTCTTTGCTGCATCGACACCTTTTGTGCTGACATCGTTAATGCTCTTGGTGATGCCGCTGAGTGAACTGCTCAGGCCTTCGTCCTTGGCTGCTAGTGTGACGGTGATGTCACTCATTGCTGGAGATCGGCTTGTTTGGCTTTTTCAAAGCGAATGGCGTGGTTCATCATGGAAATCATTTTCTTTTTAGCGAGGTTGACGGCGAAAGATTCGCCACCGGCATCGAGGGTGGCGCGGGCGTAGCCGACGGAGTTCGTGATGTCTATGGAAAATCCAAACCCTTCTTTCTGCATGAGCGCGGAGACCCTGCCGGAGGCCTTGGGCATGTTGCGCTTGACCCACGCGGGAATTCCCTTGAGGGGCTCGCGCACGTCGGCGTTGCATTTCTCTGCGACGATGGCCCATCCCGCCTTGGCGAGGCCGACTTTGGTAATCGTCTCTTTGAGATACTTGCGATATGTGGCTTGCTTGACGAGAGCGCGATTAAGAAGGCCGAGGCGGTTGGTGCGGCCTGCGGCGTTCTTGTGCGATTTGTGCCAATCCTTGGCGGCGGAGAGATCGGAGACCTGAGTCTGCGTGTCTGTTGCCCAGACTATTCCGGAGCGATTGTGCAGTGCCGCGCCACCGGAGCTAAAGGCAGTGCCTTTGGTGACTTCCTTCCACCAGGTGGGATTGACAATCGTGAAGAGATTGCGGAGGTCGCTTGTAACTTGTTTTTCTCCTGCTTGCTTGTCTTTCGGAGCGGTGAGTTTAAGGCACTCGAGGGCACATAGGCGGGCGGCATTATTGACAATCTGGCCGACCTCTTTGCCCACAATCTCCTCGTATTTCTTCATTTTCCGAAGAAATTTCTGGTTGTCAATTTGGATGCTTGGTGCCGCCATACTTATGCCCTTAAAGTCAAAATGCCTTTAGTTTATCGAAGACGGCCTCGATCTCATCGAGGGCGTCCACCTTAGAAGTGGCGATGTCGTTCGAGTAAATGCGCGGAATGTCTTTCGCAAAACAATCGGCATCGAGGATCTGAAGACCGGCGGCGAGTGGGATCTCGTTCATGATGTCGTTGAAGCTCCAACCGGTCAGCGTCGCGAGGCGGTAAACGTAGGAAGAAATCCAGTTGGGGCTGGCTACTTTCCCAGGCTGTTCCCTCCGGAGGATGGGTGTTTCGCTTCGCTCTTGGCGGCAAGATAAATCGAGATGCCTTCGGACATGGCGTCGGAGTATGGGGCCATGTCGAGGTGGTGCTCGAGGTTCTCATCGAGCCAATCATCCACGGCGGTCCAGAAAAGGAGCTCGTTATTGACGACAGCTTGGATCTTGTCTTTGGGCTCGGAGTGTAAAAAGACATACCCGGCTGTGCGCTGGAGTGGGTCGCCCTTGTCGTCGTTGAAAATGCCGCGACGCATGATCTGCGAGAATGAGGTGGGCGTGATCGGACGGAGTGTGATCTTGGCGACTTGCACGGGGCCATCGGTAAGGCCTCGCTCGCGGAGGACTTCGTCGTCGGTTTCTAGTTCGTTGGTTTTTTGGTTTTTGTTTTTCATGAATTTCTGGCAAAGCGCGCCCGGTCTTCGGGCGTGGCGTTTTCGCTGATGGAAATGGTGCGGCCATTCCTCTCGATGATGACTTGGCGCGGGGTTGACTTGATGACGCCGACGAGCTCGTCGCGGTTGGCTAGGACGGCGCGCATGTACGCCACGGGATTCTCAGGGTTCTTCTCCGCGAAGCTGTCGGCTTCGGTAGTCATCCACCGTGAAATCTGCTCGGCCTGCTCGCCTGTCTCGGGGTGCTGGGCTTGAAACCAGAAAACCGTGCTCTCTTGGCCGGATGGGCGAAGAACACGGGTGACGGGTGCAGTCTCGTTTTCAAACTGGAAGCCCATCGCGGTAAGCGCGGCGGCGACCTTGAGGTTCTGCGTGCTAAAAAGCTGGATTATCTGGGACATTATTTCTGGTGGGGCGCGGCCCCTGCGAGCGCATGGGGAGCGGGCGAGTGGCCCTGCTCCCCTAGTGCGCGGGGTTGGCTGATTAAGTCAGCGAGGCGGAGTAATGTTTCGCAGTGAGCGAGAAGGACTCGAATTGCTCGGCGGCGAATTTTGTGTCTACTTTTGTGACGATCGTGGTCCCGCCTGCGGCGATGCCGGGAATAGTCATGGTGAGAGCGCCACCGACGGTCTGCGTGAAAGCGCCGGTCTTCATGCCTTCGATGGAGATGTCTTGGACGGACTCGCCTACTGCAACGGCGACCACACTTCCCTGGTCATCTTTGACCTCGGTGAGGGATGCAGAATCCGAAACGTTGAAGGATTTGACGATGAGTCCTGTGACGGTAGGTGTGCCATAAACGGCTGACGAAACTGCTGCGGAGCGATAGATTGATGCGGCCATGATTGGTGATTGGTGGGTTGAGGTTCACCAATTTCGGCGTGTCAAATTTCGATGACGGCGAGGCTCAGATCCGCTGTGGTGGTGAATCGTTCGCTGCCGATGGAATCGCCGAAGGAATTGAGGTCGGCACCGGCGAGGATGAGGCCCGAGGGGAGGTAGGCGACGAGGCCAGCGATGCTGAGGAGGGAGGCTTTAACGGAACCGGAGATGCCTTGGTGCGCGGCGAGCGAATCCTCGATGACGGCGGGGGTGCTGACGATGAGCTGGGCGCGGACCTTGTAGTGTTTGAGGGCGAGCGTGTCGGTGTTTTCGCAAGAAACGAAGACCACGGGCTGGTCGCCGGGGATGATCTCGGGACTTTGTCCGGTCAAGATCACGATCTCGGCGAGGTCGGGATCGGCGAGAAGCCAATCGCGGATGGCGAGTTCGAGGGCTGCGTTCATAAGGAAGAGCCGGGGGAGATCATGGCGACGTATTCGCCTGGGGTGGTGACGACTTCCTTGAGGGTCTGGAGCGTGTAGGCCTTGCCGCCGATGAGGATCTGCTCGCCACGGCGCGGCGGGGTGGCAAGTGAGGTAGCCAAAAATCGGCAAGTGAACTCTCCGCCCTGGCGAAGGCCGCCGGTCTCGAGATCAAGGCCGATGGCGATGGGCGAGAGAACGACGCGGAGGGGCTGGCTGCGGAAGGTGGCCGTGTGGCCAAGGGCGGAATTGCGCAGCGCGGCGGCGGTGAGAGTGAAGGTGCGGATCGCGTCGGGCGACATACCCGACGTGACGTGTCAAAAAGAAAAGCCCGGCTGGGAAAGGCTCCAGCCGGGCTTTGCGGGTTGGGCGCTGTGAGGCGCGAGGAATTAAACGATGTCGATGATGGCCATCGTGCCGCCTGTCACGCCTTTCGCTGCACCGAACATAAGTTCGAGCGATGCGTTGACTTGGCGATTCGCTGTGGAACCCCATACATTGTACTGCACCGAGATGCCGAGCTGTTCGAGCGTGACCACTTCGCTGATCGAGAATTGGTTGCGAACTTCGTCTGCGATTGCTGGAGCGGCTGCCGCCATTGCGATTGCGTCTGGAGAGCAAGCGAATCCTGCCATGCCTGATTCTCCTGCGAAGCTGCTGGCGTAGAAGACACCGGCATCAAATCCGTAAGCGCCAGCGGAGAGCGGGAGGCTCTGGCTGCTGGTGGGCAGGAGTTGGCTGTAGAGCGCGGGGCTCAGAACGAGACCTTTGCGGTCGCTCTTGGCCACTGCGGCCCAGAGTGCCTTTAGGTTGGCGAAGTTCGTGCCTGTGAGGTCTGCGGTGGTGACCGATGCTGCCCCGAAATTTGCTACGGTGATCGGGGTGGTGGCCACTGCCCAGATCTTGTCGGCGAGTGCATTGAGGTTGGAGATGATCAAGCGATCTAGGCGATGACCGGATGCCAACTCAGCGGCTGAGATGGCGAAGGGCTGGAAGAGGTGATCAAGTGTGACCGTGATCTTACCCACAGTGTTGCCGCCGCCGGGCTCGAAGTTGGTCGGGTTTGTGAGTGTCGATGCTGCCGCTGTGACGAGCGGAACCTGGACGGTGTCTTTGGCCGTCTTAACGTCGGACGAGAAATCCGATGCGAAGATGTTGAGCGCCGCGAGGCGGTTTGCGAGGACGGTTTTGGTCTGTGCGGAGATAGAATCCGCAACCAGAGCTGAGTCGAATGTATTTGCCATATGAGTGGTGTGGTTGTGTTTGGTTTGTGTTGGTTGGGTTTCTCCTCGGCTTAGGCTTTGGAAATCTTTTGGCGGGCTTGCCAGATGAGAGATTTGTGTTTCTCAAAAAGGGCGGATGCGGCTTTGCGGTCGCCGGACTCTACGGCGGCGAGATACTCGGCGACGGGGTCGAGGGCTTCCGGTGCGGCATTGGAAATGATGGGAACGACGCGGGCGGCGGATAGGCCGAGGCTACGCTCGAGGCGGGCGAATGATTCGCGCTCTTCGTTGAGCTCGTCGCGAAGGGTCTCCACTTTGGCGGAGTAGGCTTGGAGGGCGAGGATGGCGGAGTCGCGCTCGGCTAAGATGGCGTTGTATTTTGCCAAGATCGAATCGGCGGCGGCGAGGGATACGGGGCTGACAATGGGCTGGGGTGTTGCATCTACTGCGACTTCGACTTGGTCGGCGGGCGCGATCTCTTCGATGATCTCGATCTCTTCGGCGGGAACGGATTCGCTGACGATGCTATCGGCGATGACTTCTTCGACGATCTCGGGCTCGGGTGTGATTTCTATTTCCATACGATGTGGCTGGGCTGTCAAATTGGCGGGGGCGTTTTTGAATTTCGCCATTCTGGCGAATTTATTGGAGGAGGCGGCGAGGGAGAGGGTGTCGGTGATCTCGTCGATGAATCCGGCGGAGAGGGCTTCGGCGGCGGTGAACCATGTCTCGGAGTCCATCCACTCTTGGATCTGCTCGGGGTCTTGTCCGCTCTTGGCGGCATAGGCTCCGACCATGTTGGACCGGATCTTGTCGAGCAACTCGGCTTGGTCGCGGAGCTCGGCGGCGTCTCCCATGGCAACGCCCCAGGGGTTGTGAATCATGTAAAATCCATTGGCGGCCATCTTGACTGGCATCCCGGCGAGGGAGATGACGGTGGCCATGCTGGCGGCGAGGCCTTCGATCTGGACCTCTACGTTGCCGCGACGCTGCAGGGCGTTGAAGATGGCGTTGCCGTCGAAGACTTCTCCGCCTGGGGAGTGGATCTTGAGGACGATGCGGTCGGTGGCGGGGATGGCCTTGAGGTCGGTGATGAATTGCTTGGCGCTGATGCCATACATACCGATCTCGTCGAAAATGGAGATTTCGGTTTCGCTGACAGAGGGCTTCGGAGTGAGGGCATACCAGTTACGCATGTGATTCTGTTTGGTTGTCAAAGGCGGCGGTGCGGATTTTATTGGCGGGGAGATAGAGGCGGCGGCAGATGCCTCGGTAGATGCGGGAGTCGAGGAAGGTGCGGGCGGTGGACTTATCAAATGCGACGGCATCGTTCATTTGCTTGCTGCGGTAGGTGGCGGTGACGCGGAGATCCTCGACGGCGCGGTCGATGAGCGCGCAGAGGAGGGCGCGGATGGGCTTGCTCTCAGCGTCGAGCTTCTCGTCGACTGCGGAGGAAGTCTGCGAGGTTGAGCTGAAGTACTCTTGGTGGTTCTTTATCATTTTCTTTTTGTGGGAGTGGGGCCATCAAGGGGCGCTGCCACTTGGTGCGCAGCGCGTTGATGAAGGTGATGTGCTCAGGGGATGGGGTTGTCTTGAATGGAAGAGGCATGGCTTGGGAAGACGTCGGAGGGGTTGAGGCCGAGGGCGGCGCATTTTTGCTGGCGCCGGATGTAGGTATGGAGGATGTCGTCTTCCTCAGCTTGGGCGTCGAGGCCGTGGATGTTGCAGTAGCGCTCCCACGACATGTAGCCGGAGTCGAGGAGCTGGGCGTAGAGACGGCCGTCGCGTCCGTTGTCGACGGTGATTTTCTTAGGGGTGACCCATTCGTGCCTCCACCAGTCGTCTCCGGGGTAGGGAAGATTCCCTGCTTGGATCTCATGCCAGATCCAGAATTTCCAGAAGGGGCGGCAAAATTGATCGATGAGCATTTGCTGGAGTCTCTCGAGGAAATTCTGCGCGACTTCGAGGAGGCCTCGGAACTCGGTGCCTGCGGTGCCGACGAAGACCATGAGGGCCTCGGGGGGAAGGCCGATGCCTCGGGCGATCTCGCCCATGATGGTGCGGATGAATGGCTCGAAGGCGGTGCCGGGGTGTTCGTTCTTGAAGGATTGGATGGATTCGCCGGGCTTGAGCTTGGGAATGATGGTGCCGTTGTAGAGGGTCTCGGCGGAGATCTCCTGGTTGTCGGCGGTCTGGATATTCGACAGGCCGCCGCCGAGGCGGACGGCTTCGTCGGAGGTGATGGCGAAGGCGACTTGGGCTCCGGCTTTGGCGGATCCTTTCTCGTAGGCCATATACTCGGCGAGGTCGTGGCAATTGATGATGGCGTTGTGCAGCCAGGAGATGCCGCGACCTCGCCGAG